TTTTGCGTAAGCGGCCCAAACACTTCCCAACCAACGCACGGATTGGTTAACCGTCAATGGAACGGTTGGAAAGTGATATACTACTTCAGGCATACACTGTAGAAACTTGTGACCCAGGTAAAAAATCCAAACCCTAGCAAGATGCGAACATCTTACAAGGGTTCGTATATAAAACCCTGGATCTACAAAGTAGATACAGTGTAAGATGCTAAGCATCTCGCCTAGGTATGAACAAAGCATGTTCATGCCCCCATTCGGCCACCGAATGGTATTCTAATCGATAGTTTACGATTTCTTACGTCTAGTTTGCTTCATAGAAGAAGGTTCTGGTGTTTAACACACTGGGAGTCCACCTCGACTCCCTTACACGTTTATATATATATGAATTATGTAATCTGACCCAAGATAACTAATTTAAGATACAGCCGTGGGATCACCATATTGGTAAATAACTGGAGCTCCAACAAACATGCCAAGTTGAAAATCTTCGGCTGCACTCACATATTTATCAATGCGTATAGCATTTGCTGAAGTACCTCCTTGAACATCAAGTGCAACTTCATGAGCCATCTCTACTTGGTCGTATAAATTAATTTTTCGTCCAGGTAGGAATCTCTGTCCAGCAGTGTAAAATGGTGTCTCATACTCCAATACTGGATTTACATGATAGGGGGTTAAATGTGTCCCACCTAAACCTGTACCCATAAGGTCAAGTCTTTTGGAACGTCTATCCCCAGCATTGCCAGTTTGAACATGATCATCCACTCCGTTTGCCTTGCCTAAAATATTATGGCGAGAAACAGTTAACGGATTAGCTGTTGATGGAACTTCTAAGTTGGAAATAACGGTTTTATGGCGTATTCCACCACGCCTACACGCGAATGCAGGAGTGAGGTAATTCATCATTGTCATACTACAAAAATTGTACCCGGCTGTTGCCGAAACAGAATTAGTAGCGGTGTCCTGACCATTCGTTTCCCAACCCCTATAAAAGGGAAAGTTGTGGATATTATATCCTAATACACGAGTTTGACCAGTAGTCCCATCACCACCAGGAAAGTAACAATTGTGATAATTATACCTACGCAATAATTCACGCAAAGATACAATTCTTTCACCCTGATATACAAGATATTGATCACTTTCTTTGATACCCTCCCCTGCTGCAAATGCCTTGACTTCAGTAACACAACCAGGTGAATTGGAAGTGTCCTCAGCCGATGCTAATGCCTCATTAGGCGCAATTTCTGACTGTTGTGCATGATAAGACAATATAGCAAGATTCTTAGTAGTAGGTACTGCAACGGCGTAATCATCACCAGCTGCAACCCAAACTTGAATTTTGACATCTGCGGCAGTCGTGGAAGGAGTCGCCAACTCATTAACCACATAAACAGATATTGATCCATTGTCATAAAGACCGCCACAAGTAACTGGATTAACATCATCATAGCCAGGATCTGTATCTAAACTACCAACACCGGCATTAAGACCCCAAGCTCGTATGTCAGCCCATTTCACCTCATATTCAAAATCCCTGTTCTCAGAAATATCAACTACTGTCGAATAAGTCTGATTAAAAGGAATTGCGCCAGAGGGACTCGTGGTGGGATTGTAAACTATACGTATACGACCCCTATGGTATTCTGAACACACCACATTAAATCGAAATTTAATACTACCTTGCCATGCTTCAAAGGGACTAGAGGCAAAGCATAAGGCTGTAGGGTGAAGTTCTTTAACTGGCGAAGCGGTCAAGGTCTGTCCATAGTTAGGCCAAACTTTGATAGAAGTCAACATAGAATCGGTGGTCGCCGACTCAGGCCAATCAAATTGACGAAAATATGACCAACGTTGAGCTATCGAGTTAACAGTGAGCTCATCCTCTCCTCCCAATCCCATTAGACGAGTATCTATAGATAACTCATTTTTGGAATCAAGGGAAAGTTTAACCAACGCCTCAGGGGCATCACTATTAGCCATATTGCCAAATCGTGGTACAAAGGGTCTTATATCGTCTAGAACTTGTGGTCGTGAATATCCAAAGATTTTAGCGATATCTCCAATACGCGTAGAGACCAAAGAAGTGGCTTTTGCATAGGGTGCAACGACAGGAATCATTGACAATGCATCAGCAACTTTGGCCATTGCAGAAGCAGGCTTACTGATAAGACCATCCTTAACGAATTCGTCACCCGACGATACGTTTGATCCTTTCATCATAGCCTTTTTGCTCTGTTTAGATGCTTGGGCTGTATAAGGTTTTGGAAAACCAAATTCATCCAAGTCCTTGTCTTCTACACGCCCCTGCCTACTATAATTAGAGTTAGGGGATGGAGCGATATCCGATTGAGCCACAGAAGTGGTAGGCACAGCCAATGTCAGGTTTTCGGCCCAACAAAACACCGTAACCGTAATCGGATCTGTACCGCCATTCGCATGTCGCAACGCATCAAAATCATGAATATCGACCTCACCCATCTCATCAGCCCAACCTGCTTTAGTTATATCCAAATAATTCTCTGGCCAAATAAATGGCAAAAGCATTTCTCCTCCTTGCGAAGAAGTCGGATCTAAAAGCAAATGGGGTTTTTGAGAAGCCTGAACAAGATCTTGTTCAATAAATGTTCGATTCACTGTAACTTCATCATTCGTAACAAAAGGATTATAAGAAAGTAAAGCACGGCCGTAGTAAAAACTATTGCCATTCACTAACACCTTAAGACGAAGATTACAACGTAAATTACGATAGCGATTGATTTTATCAAGAACATCAGCATTTGCAAAAAACAAAGCCCACGGATTAAAACGTGCGACAGACAACGATGATGACGGAGTCCATTGATACTCTTTAATTTTAATAGGTCTGCTGAGGAAATCACCTAATTGTGCGTCAGTGAAACCTGCGAGTCTGGTTGTCTCATCAGGTGTTGCAACAATGTCATACGACCAAGGGCTGTCTCCATCAACAAAATTAGTTGTTTGAGTACTTGTTTCATTTGAAATTTTGGAAATGTCATACGCGGCACCTCCTTCATTATTATTATTATCATTATTATTAATTATATTAGAAAGCTATTTTATGAACTTAGGGTAAGTGCATTGCTCAGTGCACTTCCTGCATAGTGTTTGTGTGGCTGACGAAACCTCCCGTAAATACGGGTACTTCACGAGGGAAGTGTCAACAAGTAGCAAGCCAGAAAGAAATACAAATAACACAAAAATTTACAGATTAACGGTAACCAATACTACAAGACTATTTTAAACTTACACATCCCACGAATAGTTCCGGGGGGTTGGAATGAGTTTTACGTCTTCCCAGGACAATATGTACAATATTTAATGGGATCCAGGAACAGAAGACTCAATGTCGTACTTTTCCTTAAAGTCTTCCATCCGTTGCTCATAAGTTACTTCCAACTCATTGCACAGATGTGATATCCCAGCTCGAGTGGCTACCTCACGCATTTGATCGCGGCGCATTTCATACCTTTGTTTTCCATACTGCCACCACTCTCGTAGGGCGCCATCTATATTTTGTGCACTTTGATCCTCCATAGACACGGCCTTGGAACGCAAAACCGTATGTAACGATTTGAAAATGGACGTTTCATCCAACACACCATGAATAAGATTAGTTTCGCTATCAAATCGGTTATGTCGTTTCAGAAAATCCGCCTCCAGATCATTCATATAAGGAGTTGGCTCCGATTCCTTGTCAGGCATAGTAAAAACCATGTCTCTAGCCTTCAAGAAATCTGAGTAGGATATGTGGTTAAACCAGTCACACCCAGTACGAACAGATCCCTTTACGTCGTCACCGTATGTCATCACGGCACAGTTATGACGAAAGGGTTCTGGATTTCCCAATTCCCGAGGATACAGGTGATAATATGCACATCGCATGAGAAGGGAATTCACCACACAATTCACATACACTGTCATATTCTGACCAGAAGGGTTAGAACCGGAATGAATAATGACATCACCATTATAGGACACACATGAATAGGAAACTTCCGTCGCAATTCCTTTCATTATTGTGATGTCCCGAGCAGTATAATTTCCACATTCTTCTGCAATATTTATAAAACATTTGAATGCTGCCAATATCAACTGTGCTGGCATGCGAAGATCATACTTACTATAATCTCCAGCAAAAATTCTATCTGCTCCAAATTTCTTCATGTGTCGCGCCAATTGGTCCCATTCTGGACCTTGGGCATTAACCCCCACAGCACACTCTGTTACAAGGGGAAATAGAGATAGCAATCGGGCAATAGGTAAATAATACTTACGTACTAATAATTGAAAAGCCCAATCAGCGGCCTGAAAGACCCGGACTTTGTCCTTCCCTATCTTAGTCGATTCATCTTTAACACATGCCTTGTAAATGGCGTAACATCTTTCACCCTTTGCAAGTAAGTCCTCCATCTTGTAAAACTCATCCATGATTAACTTATCACACTCTGCTGGACATGAGAACTCAGGGTAATCATCAGGATTCAACAATGTGATCATATCAGATTTGGGACCGGATAACGGAAAGCCCTTAGATGTGTTCTTTTTCATGGCATCTATAAAACGAGCTCCATCCCTACCACATAAAGTTTCCATTTCGCCAAGTGGAACCAATTCTGAACGTGTCATTTCACAAAATTTTTTAGATTTGAATACTTCCAAAATATGGCCAGTGTAGTCAATAACGGCCTTCTCAAGAAGAGATGGCTCAACGCCGGGACTAGCATTGGCAGAATGAGCAAGCGAAGCCTGCCACATCCGCCTGGAATCGAACTTAGGGGGTCCGTGTTGTCTCGGCACCCCAGTCACTTCCTCCACTATTTTAGAAATGGGAGTTGTGACAACCTCACTCTTAGTATGGGAGGCACGATCATTATTTCTTCCCAAATACTCAACATTACTACCTTCTGGAAGATAATTTAGCGGAGAATTGGGATGAATATCTCGTGATACGACTACTTGCTTATCATAACGCTCCACTGGGAAGGTGCCAGCTGTGTGAACCGGAAAACCCCCTACATGTGCGTGAGATTTAGCAATGGCGTCCTTAATTTCCGAGCGAGTAACGGTTAAAGCTTTACCACTTGGTGTGCCAGTAACTCCGCGTAAATGGATACCACATATGGGAAATTTGGCAAAGGCACCAATGATAACTGCTCCACACATACCAGCAAAAGTGTTATAAGGCGCTAGATAATGATAGCCTGCACCTCCAGACTCCGAATTGCGGATATAATTCGCTCTTATGGGATCGTTCTTCAGTATACCGTCGTTATGGCGATATAACAACCGAGCATTACCAGAAACGGTCACACTATCGGGAAAGAGGTGTGTAATATCTGCTCTCACTCCTCCCGAAGGTATAGGGACTACGCATAAATCCTTACCAGGAATAGGTACTACCTCATTAACTCCTATGAAGGCACGGAATGTCCCTCCTAGAGTTGATGGATCGTTTCTAGTAACTAACACCTTCAAATCCTTTCTATTCTCAAAAATATGCATAGGCAATAGATACATATCACCACCCAATGCAAGAATATCACAGGATTGTTGGAAGTTATTCTCAACAAGTGTAGCATGGAAAAGATTCTTTGATACCTTTGCCATTACTTGCGAAAGTGTCATCGTATCATTCAAATGCGAAACATGTAGTTCACCCACTACTGGTGTACACCAAGGGTTAACTTCCTCGTCCCGCCGCCTAATATCAGCAACGGATTGAGGAGCCAGAGTAGCCTGGCAATCATGTATAACTCGAAGAGAAGCAACTATTTTGTGAATAATCTTTGCCATAGCACATACAGAAAAGAATTGGACTGCCTTGCTACGACGTAAAGAAGCAAATAAGTCGGAAGTTAATTCACGATTATTACACATCCGGTAACACATGTCGCTTTTCCACTTAGCCAAAATAGCGAAATAAATTGAAAAACAAAATAAAGTAGAAAGCGAAAATGCTAACACAGAATACTCACTCATCAATACGACCATTGAGTTTATTAAAACCCACAAAATGATCATCTGAAGCCTAGCTCGTCCTTCCAATTTTAGAAAGTCGCGAGCATGGCAAAGTAGGTATAAACGTTGTATTATCCTGCTCTGCACAACAAATAGCGGAATACAAACTGAAATGGCACTAGTAACACGAGGCATCCTCTCAAATTGGGCTTTCATACTCTCAAAAGTTTCAGTAAATCCAGCCTGCTTAACAAAGTCAAAAGATTCATCCTGTGTGAATTTCGTATATTCATTCTCATCCACTACATGTATATCATTGTGTTGATCATATAAAGACCAATTTATAGATACCTCACTAGAGGCATCATTCTCGTCGCGTGGTGTGCGAGAGACAAAAGGCTTAGGTTCACTTTCGACTTCCTTCGGATCCGTAGCGATAGTTTCGAGAGATGCGTCATCTGGTGGAAAATCAGCCTGAGGATAATGAAAACATATACACCTCCGTTCCGGCCTCTTACAAGTCTTACAATACTTTCTTGAAGGGACCAGCTCCGTGGATTTCTTCACAAGAGCACGCTGATTAGCGAAGTGTGAGACACAATCTTTCGTTAAATAAGCCAGTAGCGAATGGATATCCATGGTGGTACCATCTGACTTTCCTTCAACCGATCCCAGCATTAACTGGGAATAACACCCGTTAGGCAAATACACTTGCAAATCCCACACATCTGTTTCAAATGAATCATCTGGGAAATCCGCGTTCGCCTTTTTGGAATTAAGGCGTCCATCAGGTAATGCATATGCTGGTTTAACCTTGACACTAACATGCACATCTGCACGACGGACTATGGAAAAGGGTTCGATTGAACAACGACGGGCATGATCCGCCAGGGGGGCATTACTAGTTATAACAAAAACATGGGGCCTAATCTCAATCTTACCTTTCTCCACGAGATCAGCCTTATTAGCATAGGTCACCATATTATTATTAATATCAATCATCCTTTCGCAAGGAGATTTGTCCAAATATTCCATCTTAGTATTGCCCATATCATCTAAATAGATTCCTTGAGTATCACTCTTTAAAGTAGAATCATATTTATCAGACTCTTTAATTATGGCAGTGTGGCGCGGATCGGGATTTGCGCCAGAAACACTCAAGCAATCACTCATCACTAACTGAGAAATTGTCGACTTTCCAACTCCTGAGGCCCCCCAGATATATACTGTGTATGGGGCATATCGGAGTGTTCCATCAATACGCCGAGCGCTATAGTCCGCACGCTGCTTACGCATAGTGATTAAACGTTTCTCTAGCACAGAAGCCTGCCAAGTACCTTTAGCTGACTTGTATGCGGACTCTGCCATTTCTACTGCATCATTCAACATGGAAGTATATTCCAAATCAGTAATCACTTGAAGTTCACCCTTATAATGTACAGGGTTTGCCGCTAGATTAAATATCATAGCGTGCTGATGTAACTCAACGCATGTAAAGTATAGTTCATCAAACTCTGCGCCAGCATCAGTTGAAAACAACATAGGGGCTAAAGAACCCTGACGAAAGCACTCATAACCACCTTCTATAAAAGTGATTATAGTATCAAGTAATGCACCGAAGAAATCAATAGCATTAGAATGTTTTTTGAGACTTCCTAAACGGAAAATCTCTACACCTTCCACATTCCATGAAAGATTAGTCACGCTACACAATCCAATTGATGCAGCGATTGATATCAGATTGGATATCTTCTCGAAAATAGGAGCACATTTTATAGTGTTCCAATTCTCTTTTAGAGCTGGCAAACTAGCCAACCAATCCTGATCTTCCCCATCTCCCGCTTGAGGACTAAAAATATTATAACCAAATAAATTCTTTATATACTCGACAGTGGGGGCATATTCCAACATAGCCTCAATCACAGATGAACGATACATCGTTTTAAAAGCTAATGCTAATTGGACAGCAACTTCAGTTCTAGAGTTGCATTTGGGGATCGAATAAGAGAGTAAACCTAAATTTTCCAACAAATTGGTTACTTCCGACATATTGGCGTCGATCTGGAGGTCAGCAACAGTAGCCTTAACCTGATCTATGATCCCAGTAGGATAGAGAGTTTGTAATAAAGATTGTTGAACATACTTCGTACTCCCACTCTTACCCTTATATTTATTTTTCTCTGAGTTGGTACTTTTCAAAGAACGTTTTAAATTTTTCTTTACTTCCTTCTGAGACGAGGCGGAATTTTTCGCATAGGTATTACGATAATCCTGTTTCGTAGGGAAATAAGTCGGGGCTTGCGCCCGGTAATCAGTACCCTGTTTGGCTGAGGGTGCCTCCACGTTATCCTGTGTATTCTGAACGGGAACAGTGACGAATTGAGACAAGTCTGTACTTGAATGTACGTCAGGAATGACCTTGCCGCTGGTCATAGCGGTGCCGTTGACATTAGAGTCAAAGGTCTTCATTGCGTGACATTGGTCACTGGAGCGAGGAAAGCTACTTCCCCCCCCCGTACTTTCCGAAGAAGAGTACATGTTATCGCGATTCGATAGGTCTACAATCCGGCCTATTTTGGATTCGCGACAAAACCTGCGGATAATGCCTTGTGCGTGTTTTCCGGACAAGGACTTTTAGGGTCATTGATTATGACTATAGTTCATGTGGACATATTAGTGTGCTTCCACGTGATCAGTACTCAGCACATTGAAAAGTTTCTCTCATAAATGAGAAGGAAATCGCCCGGTCCGGGGCGATAACAAATTATCGGACAACTAATAAGAAGTTCAAAGCCTAGAATTCTCAAAGTTAAATTTGCACCTATAAATAGTCTTGCTTTATGGCGTAGACAGTGCGACATATTATTGCATGGTTAGCAAAAACACTGAATAGATAGAAAACTGGGTCAGATCACAAACTAAAATCGGTAATAAAGTAAAATTATCCGAGTCATGCGCAAAATGCGAGACTCTAAATAGTGATGCAATTTTTAAAACTCAAGACAATTGTATAACTCTAAAGGGAATAAACCCAATAGAGACATCGACGACTGAATTGAGTTTAAATTAACATTCCTAAATAGAGTCCAAACAGAGGACTCGAGTAACTGCAAATTACTACTGATAAAAGCTTGATGATCTCCACACGGGCAAAAACCCGTGTGGAG